CTTTTTTAAGCCTAGAAGGCACCACCCCGGGCAAACCGGGGACAACTGGCGTTAGACCAGCAGGACATCGGTGTACGTTGGCACATACACCCAATCCACCTTGCGCCGGACATCATTGCGAGTTGTAAAACTCTGCCCTGTGTCCAGGTCAGCCGAGAGCTTCGAGTAGAGATGACCATAGAAGTTGAATCCGTACTTACGTACGGGCACGACAACCATGGCTTTCAACCAGAAGCCTTCCCAAGTGGAATTCCCCTTCCTGCGAGGGGGGTCCCTTGAGATCCTCGGCCTGGTAACGTCGAAAGTAGAATGGATCACTCCATCCCCCGCCTCAGGCGGTCCAAAAAGTCGAAGACTTTTCGGAATCCGACGCACGACGGACTCCCTAAGATTCCAGACTTCGCGAGAAGCGAAGCCAGAATCCCCAGCACAGCTGCGTGCGAACGCAGCCAGCTGGTTACAGAGGATAAAGCCGTCAGATACCGTGACCACCTTCTTCGTGACGAAGAAGGGACGCACATCGATCCCTTGGAAGTAGTCTTTCCCACACGACTCATAGAAATTCCCAGTTACAAAGGTCTTGTCCACGTTAGTGGAGAAGCCAAAGTGACCAAGAGCTTCAATGAGCAATGGGGCAGACTCCTTTGGCAGGATGATGTCATCGCCGTAAACCCGTAAGTCGGAATAGGCCTTGTGGGCCTGGCCGCTTACGCTCATCGCTGCGTGAGACACGCAGTAGAAAAGTAAGGTCTCGAGCGGGAAGGTATACCCGTTACCCATGCTAGAAATCTTCTCAAGACGGATCTTTCGACCCTTATACGACGTGTAAACACATCGCGTCTTAAGGAGGAGATCAAGCCATTCTTCTTCACCGTCAAACATGTCGATGACGAAATTTGTCGACATGCTATCGGATGCAGAAGAGAGATCGATGGTTGCCAAGCCATCGACAAAGGCACGCTGAGCAGCTTTTTGGTTCGCCGTCTGATCCTCGAGGTTTATCCCGAGTTTCTTCATGCGCTTTTCGAGAAGCCGCCCAACGCCTGACTGGAGGTATGAATTCCAGCGAGGTTCAACGCAGATCGCTCGATCGGTCTTAGCGTTTTTGGGTACGAAGGAAAGCCGGGAAGCGTCCACAAGCCTTGCGGCATGCGGATACTCTCCTCTATAGTCAGACTCCTCATTACTGAAGATATCATCATACAAAGGGAGAATTCCCGGGGTGCAAGCCCCGTTATTCGCGAATTTGTGGTATGCCGCCGTGTTGTCACGGCGGGTATCCAGATCCGCGCCAGGGCCGAACTTGCAATGTGAGCGTATGTAGTCATAATCAACTGGACCTAACACGGACCGTAGTTTCTGTCGAGCGAGGTGAAGCACCTCTTCGACCGAGTGGGGGAAGGGCGAACCCTGACCCACCCAACGGTTTCGGAAAATCTGGTTGACCTGGCTGCATCTCACCTCGCTAGCTTCCCATTTCTGGAACGCTACTGCCGTTCTATCAACCCCAAGCTCAAAGTCTTGAAACTTCGAAAGGAGATTAACACACGCATAATCCATCGCAAAAGAATTGCGGTGGTAACGGGGCTCGTAATCCGTTGCTTTACAGCTAAGATTCACAAGCTGGCCGAATTCTGCATGCTTAAACAGCAACCAAACGGCGAGGGACCGCGGTGACGCGGCTAGTTCACACATCTTCTGTACTAACTCCGGAAGGGGGTCCGCTGTAAGGCGAACTCTCCCGGGGTCAGTAACGGTAGAGGCTACACGTTGAGGCTTCATTGCGAATTACCTCAATAGCAGCTAGCAAGAACTAGACCATTTGCGTACAGGACCGTCACGTTCACAGGGTTCATGCGAGCCGCTAGAGGATAACCGATTTGGTGCATGCACCGCATCAGTAACCTCGACGACTCGCCTTCGCCCCATGGCGCAAAGGTAACAGGTACGCTAGGGAGCTGGGACAGGAAAGCCGAGTGCAGCTGAGCAAGCAGGTTGACGAGCCGGGTGCTACCCGGTATCGTGACCATACTTGAAGCTGCACCAGACCCTCGAGAGGTCCCCCACGCGGATCGAATTTCTAGAACGAAACTCGACTCGTGTAGTCGCAAGCTGTCAAAGCGAGCGAAACTGGGATGAAGTGGCTCCATCTTAGGCTCCCAAATGGGTTAGGTTGGCGGATCGAAATCAACCACGAGCGCGCTGACAGACGCGTGCGCGGCAAGGTTCTTGGCATATGCCAGGATGTCCTTGCGCTGTGCAAGCGTCGCGCGATTTGGACAAACGATCTCCAACTTCGCGAACAGCTCAAAGGCGACTTTGGGCGCAGGGTCATAACCCCCGACGGAACCAGAGATGGCTTCCATCACAGGAATCGTGATCCGCGCTTCGGTCTTCCAAGAGCCGCCAGCACCCGGAGTGGCTTTGTTGGCAAGGGTGATTTTCCCGAGCCCCACTTGGGTGCCATTCGCCATGTCCAAGTATGTTGCCAAACTTGGGGAGGCGCCGCGTGCAGAGAAAGTATGGGCGACTGGTGTCGCCTGTCCGTCGTTCAACACGACGTTCGACTGGGTCGGCATGAAGCTTGTGCTCCGATAGGGATAGGGCCTTGGGCCCTGGTGGATAAACTACGTGCGGAGGATTCCGCCCGTAGGTGAGTTACGACCGAATACCTGGCGCATGAGCGCCATGGAAGTGAGAAACTTCCATACAGGTGTATCCCCGATTGGATTCCTGAACGAAGGTAAGGCAACGCTTGGAAAAGAAGTCAACGGAATGCGAGTATATCTGGCAGTATGCCAGGCACAGTACGCGTCCCGCTGAAAGCTGTATCCAGGCGAGCTTTGGCTCCGGTACCGAAGATCGTAAGCATCGATGTACGAGTATATTACGGATTGATGACCCCCTGTCAATTCGAAACCATCAAAGGCCCTTAAGGCCTGAAGATAATTCCCAACTGGAAGGAACCAATCAACCACGAAGCTATACGGTACAACTTCCCACAACACAGAGAGGGGGTTGGTGATCCCCGTCTGTGATAATACGAGTCGGGCTTCGTTGTCGAGCCGATAACGTACTACGTATTTGACCCTGCAAGACTCCTCGATCGTATCCGTACGACCTTGGAGACTGCCACCAAACTTATGGGTTGCTTTGGCTGTTGCGGTCGCCGACACTTGAGTGTGATAGGCGTCCCCACTTATGTGGTTAGCAAGCAGCTCAGCAGCATTTCGGGCATCACTTAACAAGGGGGACCAACCAAACTGGAGTTCAAGCCAGTGATTAGCCAGGCGTTTATCTGCGGGAGTCTTTGTGAGACTTCGCATTTGCGCCTTTGTGGGCGATGAGCTTACGCCCAAAGCACGGTAAGCATGGACGAGATCGCCACGCTTAACCCACCTTGCCGCAGTCGCAATCCGGAAAGCAGTGTCTGCCAGCAAGCTGGCGGTCTGTCTCCGTTCTGCGAATGCTACCGCCGCGTTAAATCCTTGGAAGGACATACGCGAGGCAAGTTTACCTATAGCTTTCGCGTCGGCTTCTCCGTTGGCTGTGCCATCGAAGGAACGACGCGACGATTCCCAAACGTAAGCTGAACTACTGTAGGTAACAGTAGATATGACTGCCGGATTGATATTCCTCTCGGAATACCCTGTATCAGCGACAAGTTTCCACTTGACGAGGATATACGGATTAACCGGTAGACGTTGCTTACGTCGCCTTTTTGCTTGATAGCCCTCCGTACGGATGGAAGACCAAACCCGATTCTCTACTTCAACGCTCCCTACATACCCACTGGAAACTGTAGAAACAGCTCCAGTGATACGGTCTGCGGAAATGTTGCTATGAGAAACAGATTTGAACTTCCGTTCAGGGGAGACACGAGCAGGAGAGGCCATAAGGGAATCCAGTCTTGACGGACGACGGTTATGTGCAATCGATCGCACACTAGGTCGTATCGGTGGCCGTCACGACTCGATACCACGCACTTCCCCTAGGGGAAGACGTGAGAGGTACTGAACTAACGTACCTCGAAATGACCCACGCGGTTTTTGTCCGTGCGGATCGTAATCATCCCCGACCTAAGCAGAAACTGGAACAACATGCGCATTTCTGCCACAGTCGCGTAGTACTCATCGTCAAAGCTTATCTCAACAACCCCAGAAGGGTTGCGATAAACTGCGAAAAGTCCTTCGCTATACAGTGGTTTCAGTGGCATACAGCTCCATTAACT